ATACCTTATCTCTAATTCCTCCACCGAAAAATATAAAGTACGGTTCAGTGATCGTAATCGTTTCTTTTCGTAAGAGACGAGTAAGCACTTTTGGTACATCATAGAGTTGAGTAAGAGTTTCAGGTAGACCGGCGAGATAATCTTTTCTGTTGATTGAGTCGAAGAGGCCACTTACTTCATCCTTCCAGAAGATACTTACTCTACGAGGACGATTTGATAAGCCGCTAAGAAGTCCCTCAGCTGAACCGTCGGTGGCGAGGATAAGTTCATCATCAATGTCCTTAAGCATATCAACTGCGAGTCGCATAGCCGTTGTCTTACGAGTAAGAGTTGATTCACCAAGGACAAGCCCCCAAAGATTTGGCACAATATCTCCCCACTCAACAGTAAGGTAGAGTCCAGAACATACAACCGAAGATAAAGCGATAAAACACGTAAGTTCGTGATATTGTTCAGGCGCATCTGTTGCTGCATTAGCCCATTCCTTGTAGCTCTTGATGAATGTATCTTCCTCAAAGTCGTCGAAGTCTACTAGCTGTGGCATAGTGAGTAATTCGATCTTGCCACCAACTAGAACTTCAAACTGCTTATGTTCCTCAGCGGCTTTCTTTACGTCTCGCCATAGATACTGCAAAGGCCGGTTGTCACGCTTATACTTGTTACACTTCGCACCAATGCAGATAACGAAAGTTTCTTCTGGTGAACAACCTACCTCGAAACACTTGTGGATGAAACGCCATAAGATACGTGACCAGTCAGCATCTAATGGAGGCTCAGTAGAGTACAATGACGCAAACTCTTGGTCTACTGCATTGAGAGCCTTAAGCCTGTAGAATACGTTTTCTGCGCTAGGCAGCGTTTCTGGATCAGGCATTACAACCGACTGCGCCTGTTCTAATTCAGAACCCAGCACAGGGGGCGTAATCTCTTCTAGAGAGTTGGCCTCGACTAGTGACGGTAGAATCGAAAGGATCTTAACCTCAGCAGGAGGATTATACTTAAAGTTCTTAGTCCAAGGTACACGCAATAACTGCGTCATATCCCAACCAGAACGATCCGCACCAATCTCATAGGCTAACCTACGAGAATAGTCCTCCGCAACTTCTGAGGGTATAGGATCGCCAACGATACGCCAGTATGCCTGATATCGTTTAGGGCTACTCTCGACAGTCATAGTAGCAGGAACCTGCCAAGTATCGGAAGGCTCTACTAAGTCAAGATCAGCCCAAGCTATAGAGGAAGGCAGGCAGTATTCTTTCTTACGTTCTGCACTCGAAAGTAGCGATACACAGAAGTACACATTCTGCGTGTCTTTTATACCTTCGATATATCTGCCTAGAGCATCCTTTTCCTCAGGCCAGTTAAAGAACCTCTGACGCCAATTGGTCTTACCCGGATCACAACTAGCTATGCAGAGAAAGCCTCTTTGTCCTGGCCCACCGAAAAGATACTCAAAAAACTGAACACGTAACTTGGCGGCGGAAGGTTGTGTTACAGTCACTTAAGTTAATGCTCCTATGTACTACGCGGTTTTCTACGCCACTCTTTAAGTAAATTCTCTAGGTCATATAATGACCCATACTCTATCGTATCGTAGAGTTTATGATAGTGTATTCCACATACAGCTATCTCGTCGCCTAGTAACTCAATCTCTTCGATATGAGCTGAATTAGAATGACACTGTTTACCATTCTTTGTTATTACTTCGCATCGCATTTATGATCTAAAGCGGCACTCGGATCAGTCGCCATCGTCGTCCTGACAGTCGGGGCATCCGAGACACGGCACGTAGCGTTCCCCAACGAGCGAGTACGCCCCCTGCGGGCCTAGATCAATCGTTCGCGTGCCACCGCAGCGCGGGCCGAACGGTATGAACTCGCCGACCTCATTGTGGTAGCCCCACTCAGGTTCGCGAGCGGCATTCTGTTCGTTAGTACCGTTTGATTGTGTCATTATAGTCACCAATTCTCTATTAAGAGGGGCTAGGCGTCCTCAGTCGAAAGATTCAGACCTAGCCCCTCTTGTGTCCCACTAACCCCGTTCGCCCACGCGGGTAGGCTCGTCTGGTTAGTATCGGTACGATGCTAGCCTTGCCCCACTAGCTCATAACGGCCCATTACGTGTGAGTGCCTATCCCGTTATGCCCCATACCCTACTTAGGCAGCGGATACCATATTATGAACTCACCCCGAGATTCATAATAGCGGATACCATACCGTCAGCAGGGCACTCTTCTAAAGCACACCTGCACCTGTGCTAGCCGACTGACTACTACGAGCCTTGACACCAATGACCTTATTGTTGTCGTAGCCGTCCTTACCCTCATACCGAGTGTTAACCTGAACAGGAGGATTCTCGGTATTCAGCTTACCGATAGCGTCAGCCAGATTGAAACTAGTTGACTTAACGTCGGTGAAACCGGCAGCCTCGAAGAAACGCACAGCCATACCTAATGACCTCTCGCGCTTCTCCTTGTCGTATCCCTCAGGCGGGAACCAGTACCTATTGAACACACGCCTGTTATCGTACTTACCACCTTCGATCTTGAACTGCACGTTAATACCAGGCGTACCTACAGGCAGGTTACCCTCGGGATTAGTTGTCTCAACAGGCTTAACCTCGAAAACGACTGCATCCTTCCAGCCGTTCTCCATCTCATTACCAGACGTATCAGCACTCGAGAGATCAAGTGTTGCAGGGAATCCACCCTCGTTTGCGACTTCGCTCATTATGTGTTAGCTCCTGTAGCTTGAGATAGTGCTTCAATAACGTTCTGTGAAGCATCATTATTGTTCACTTCGAGTGAATCATTCGCAACAATCTTCGCTCCACTGTTGCGAATTATGTCCCAAATCTGTGGTAGAGTTGGGTTGTCCATCATAGCGTCAGGTAATACCTGGAACCTATCTTTGGCAGCTACCCTCCTTGTCTTAGCGAACTGAATTTGACGAGTAGGCTTACCGTCTGGTCCATCATAGACAGATATGTAGCCTACTACACTAAAGAAACCTGATGCTCCTGTGCGAAGTTGTCCAGGTAACGCCGGCCATAGACGCATTAACTTAGTTGCGCTATCTTCTCTATCGTCTGAATGTGCAAGACAGATGAAGTGACAGGGTAAGTCACGAAACGGACGAATCATAAGTCTCATTCGTTCGTTGTTCTTACCCCACGCAGCCTGTGTCGGGATATGAAGATCAATCTTAGCAGGGTTAGATGCTCTTTGCACTTCCTCTTCCATTACGACATTCATATCCATCTTCTGCAACTCAGACACATTGTCCATATGAATAGACTTGTAGTAGCAACCAAGTCCCCGACTCATACGCTCCCGAGTATCGGCAGCAATCTCGTCATAAACTTTTTGTAATTGCTTGATACTGCGTATTGGATCTGTGATATCGAGTTGTTTACGGAATCGGAGAGTATCTGTACCACCATCAATATCGAGAATAAGAGCAGGAAGCCAGTTATCTGGATCATCCTCAGATGTCCCGCTAAGATGGGTTTTGCCCGCTCCCGGTTCACCAAAGAATAATCCATTTAACCATTTAACAGTACCATCAGGATGCCATACGCCTAACCGTTCAGCTAGTGTCTTAGTGTTAGAGTTCTCCGATTGTTGTGTGGCCGGTTGTATTCCCGCCTGTTGTACTACCTCTGTCACCAGCGTCACCTTTCAATTGTCGGAATGTAGGACAATCGCTAGTGTGAACATTTCCTACTGAGTGTTTGCCGGCGTTACATTCACAAAGTTTGACAGCGTAATCAAATCCACCATGATGGGCAATCAGTAATCTGTTCAATTCATATAATGCGTGACTTGTGCAGCGACGTACACCCTCAACCAATATATGAGTCGGAGAACTACAATTGCGACTAGCGCACCTACCAGTCTCTTCTGTATAACGAAGCGGCCCAACCTGCATAGGCCGTGTCTTAGGCGAATGGCTAGTAGACTTGTCACCACCGAGAAGTGAGTTGATAGTATCTAGATCAAGTTCGAGTCCAAGTTCAGTCATTTCAACACCTTATTGTGCGCATCTTTCATATGCTGTGCCATGAGAGCTTTACCTATCTCATCCCAGGGAACCTTGAATCCACACAAAGTACATTTAGCAATCATTTAGACACCATCACCAATTCAGGAGAAATGGGTTGATCTGTTTCCCATACCACTTTAACCGTAGCACCACAGTTATCACACACATTCGACTGTAGCGGCTTGTGCTTCTTACAAAATGGGCAGATCAAGTACCAACCATATGATTGTCCCTCTGCGACAGCCATCATCTATCCCAATTCTGGATATAACCATTTTCGAGTGTGTTCATGTAATCGTCGCCAGTCTCAGCCTGAATGCAGGGTAAACGGAAAGTACAATTAATGCAGCGAAAGTCCTTGCTAGGATTAGGATAGAGAACAGGATTACCCAACATATCTGTAGCCTCATAGTACAGACGAGTCATAGCATTGATACGCTGATGACCGTTACGCCATGTAGTTTCTCGTTGGATGAACTGCCTATCACCTAAATTCAGCAGATACGTGTAGTAATTCTGTAACTTCTCGTCTGCATCATACAGCGGCTTAAGACCGTTGTTATTGATATACTCAGCAAACAGTTTAGCCGTCGTGGTTTCCGTCTGGCGGTTTGTTGATGGAAGCCCACTCTTAAGAATCGTAGGCGGTTTAGGATAACCTTTCAAAAGAGCCTGATAGACGATGTACTCTAACTCCTTGTAAGGCAGTTGGTTTACCTGAGCCTCCAACTGCCCAAAAGCAAGATACGACGTACACTGTTCGTCAAGCTCTAAATGCTTAAAGTAGTCGTCGTCTACACGACTAGCGGTCTTATAGTCCATAATGCCATAACGACCATATTCATGCTCCTGCTGAATCTGATCCATACGACCTCTAACATGGACTTGCTTCTCACACATCACATAACTGTAGCCCTCAACTGGCCCAATAGATCCTAATACTTTTTCTTCAATTGCGTTCTTAATCAGAGGACCAAACTCGTTACTCTTGTCGAAGTCTGGTTCCCAACCATCGGGCATAATGCGAGTATCTACTGCGTAAAGCGGTTCACCTTTCTCGTTTAGCACAGGTACAGAGAAATCATGTTCAACCATGATAACCGTAAAGTTATCGTTAGCCTCGGCATACTCCTTGTAGAACTTCATCATGCCTACGCCAAGGTCTTTGAGTCCT